AACATGAGATCGTTTCTGTTTTATTAGAAGAGAAGATTATGAAGTTTGATCCAACAAATGGAGCAAAAGCATATTCGTATTTTGGAACTATAGTAAAGCGTTGGTTAATTAACTACAATAATAAGAACTATAAAAAATTAAAACAGATTGGTTCATGGGACGATGTAGCAGATGGTTACGTACCGGAACAGAAAGATATAAATGATGTAGGAATTACTCTAGCTCAATTTATAGATAGATGGGTTGAAGGATGTTACGATGAATTAGAGGAACTGTTTAAAAAAGAACACGAAAAGAGAATCGCAGATGCTGTATTAACTCTATTTAAAACAAGAAATGATTTAGAGATATTCAAAAAGAAAGCTCTATACATCTATATCAGAGAGATGACAGACTGTGATACTCCTAACCTCACCAGAGTAATAACTAAACTTAAATTAAACTTCAAGGATAAGTACCAAAAACTTTATGACGAGGGATTAATCTCAAATAAAGTGTTATAATCTATTTATATAAAAGTATATTATACAATGAGTTTAGATAAAGAAATATTTAAAGGTAAAACTCTATCGGATCTTTTTGGAGAAATTTATGATAACTCTAAAGAAACTAAAGGTCAAGTTAAAGCATTAATAGGAGAACTAAAACCTCTTATTGAAAATATAGGAGACGCAACTCTTATTGTTCCTATGATAAAGGAATATATGGAGATAGGTGTTAAGAATGATGATGCATTAATTAAGCTAGCTACTATTATACAACGTATAGAAAGTGCAGCAGCAAAAGGTGACGGAGGAGAATTTGATTTCTCTGATTTACAAGACTTATTAGATGAGCAAGAAGCTCTAGATAAAGAGATAGAAGAAGTACCAACTAAAAAAGAAGAAGAAACAGACAAAGATGTTTAAATCATTCGGAAACGCTTCGGCAGGTAGCGGTGGGGGTGGTGCATCAACTAATAGCTCAATATTTGCAAGAGTAGTAGATGTAATCCAAGATTCCTTTCATCCAGAATATGAAGAGAAAGGCTCTTCTAATGCCCTGTACGGACTATTTTATAGAGAATTACATGTTCCTACCTTAGAGGACGGAGAACAAGCTTTAAAGTTTGCTTACTGCGGTATATCTGAGTTTAAAAAAATACCGTTAAAAAATGAAATAGTAAGAGTAGAAAAGCTACCCTCTGACGAACGAACTCCTGCTGACCCAACTAAAACTAAAATGTACTGGACAGCAATTGTAGGGGTATGGAATTCACCACATCATAACGCTGCTCCCGATACTATACAATCCGGAGAAGGATCATCAGTAGATTTAGGCGAACACTTTGTTGAAAAAGAAAACGTTCCACCCATACAAGCATTTCCAGGAGACGTACTTATGGAAAGTAGATTTGGCTCTACCTTAAGACTTGGAGGAGCTAAATACGACCTTAATGAATTTACAGACGATAGTAATGACGGGCTACCGTACGTTATATTATCTAACGGTCAGAAAGAACCAGAAGACGGAGTAACACCCGTTATTGAAGATATAAACGAAGATCCAAACTCACTATATATGGGTTCAGATCACAAGTTCGATCTTACTCAAGCTAACGATAAGAGAGATGCTTTTGACTCAGAACCAGATAAAGCAAACACTTATAAAGGTAATCAAGTACTTTTAAATGGCGGTAGATTATTCTTTAACGCTAAAGAAGAAGGAATATTTTTATCTGCAGTAGAAGGTATAGGTTTAAACGGAAAAGTAGTCGGTATAGATGGAGAGGAATATGTAGCTCTAGATGCTACTAAAGTTTATTTAGGGACTGATGCATTTAAAGAAATAGAACCTGTGCTTTTAGGGCAGACATCTATTGATTGGTTAGATGACTTTATATCACAATTTGAAACATTATGTAAGAGTATAGCTACATCACCACCAGCTCCACCAGCATATGTAGCAAAACAGATAGCAACAGCTAACTCTATTGTACCTGTTATACCACAACTAAAAAGCCTATTAAAACAATTACTATCTAAAAAAGTATATACTGAATAATGCCATACGTTAATATACCAGATTCCGGTTTACATGGAACCATCGCCAAGATAGTTGGTAAGATGCAAGGACAGGTTATGGGCAAAGTAATAAAGAATGCTACTAATATTACTAACTCTTTAAATAGAAAAGGATGTCCTACAGGAACAGAAACTAATAGACTACGAAAGAAATTAAATCAAAATCAAAAATCACTACAACAAGTACAGAGTAGAATATCTAAATTTAAAGCAATACCAGGTAAACTAAAACCGCCACTTGGTGGATTAAAAGCAGCATTAAAGATTATTCTATCATTACCTATACCGCAGGGAGTTGGTATTCCTCCTGGTCCTGCTGGTGGTTTAATATTAGGTTTACCAATTAATATTACTACTAAGTATGCCGATACTATGCACTTACTTAAAGAGTTTATTAAGCAGATAGATGAAGTGGTAGTGGCAATAGAAGCGGTATTAGAAACACCATCAGCCTCTTTAAAGAGCTTAACAAGAAACCTAGGAGCAGCAGACACCGCTGTTAAGTGTTGTGAAATACAAGCAGCATTAAACGCTCAACTAAATAGTGGAGACTTAACTCAAGGTGAGTTAGATGATTTAGGATTAGCAGATGATGACGGAGAGTTAATATTTTCTACTTTAGGACCAAAACTACTCGCATCAGTATCTAATAAAGGACTTACTAATAGTAGTAAAGATAGTTTAAAATCTCAAAGTGATTTAAATAAAAAAGGAAAATGGCTTCTTAGTAATCCAATTAATGATGGCACTGGAGATGGAACTGATACAGGTGCCGGAGACGGTAGTTCATCTGGTATTACTTACCAGGTTAATGACCAAGTAAAATATAAAAATGTAGAGTATATATGTATTAAAGGACATATCTCTTCATTAGAAAATATTCCACCTACAAAAGAATTTTGGAGTACTTTAGATTCTGCTGTAGGTAAAGGAATCGACGACCTTCTATCAAGTATAAGAAAGATAGAGGACAGTAATATTAATTCTGATACTAAAGACCTTATAAAAGGTTTATTAGATAATTTTACTGATGTAGGTGAGGGATCTGCAAGTAGCAATTCTAAATTCTTCCATACAGGACCAGACGGTGTTGTATATGAACTTAGAATTAAGAACGACCCACTAGCACCCCCTATAGCACCTAGAAGATATGCAGTAGCAATAAATCCCGACGGAGCAGAAATGTTTGTCGGTGATAAATCTTTTGCTTCTGATGCTGAAGTACTATTAAATGAAATAAAATTTAGAATAGACAACCAACTTTCATAACTAAACTATTTATATATATGAAACTCGATCAATTACGTAAAATAATAAGAGAAGAAGTTAGGTCTGCTATGAAGGAAGAGTTACAAGATATGCTTAATGAAGCAGTAAAAGTAGCATCTACACCTACAAAGAAGACTGAAACTTATACTCCAGTTACACAGAAGGACATAAGCAAGACGTGGTCGACTGGAAAAATCAATACTGGCACAGTTCCTTTAGAGGAGATGATAAATCAAACTAAAGCAGAAATGACCAACGAAGATTACAAAACAATTATAAATGCTAATTCAACCTCAGCACCTAACTTTGCTCAAAGACAAGTAACAGGCGGCGGTGGCGCAGGATTAGATTTAAAATCAATACCTGGATTTGATGCTTCAAAAGCTAAAGCTATATTAGAAAAAGCTAATGAATCATCTAAAGCTAGAGCAGGCGCATAATTATGGCATTTGAAGTTAGAAAGATAGACCCATTAGACCTACAGCCTAGAAAAGCTGTTGGAGTACAATTACCATTTTCTGGTAAGAGTGTATTTAATGTTAATTACACCACAGAAGCAGCAATTAAGACTAATCTAATAAACTATTTTCTAACAGGAAGAGGAGAAAGATTTTTAAATGTTAATTTTGGTAATGCACTTCAGAAGCTAGTATTTGACCAGCTTACTGAAAATAAAGTAAAAGAAATAGATGCACTAGTAAAGGCAGACCTAGCATTCTATTTTCCAAGAGTAGAACCAATAGAAATTAACACTGTAGGTATACCGGATAACAATACTGTTCAATTCTCTATGAGGTATAAAGTAAAAAATACTAACATAGAAGATGAGGTGGTAATAAATTTTGAACAATAATGGCTGAACAAAGAGACATAAAGTATGTAAACAGAGAGTTCGGTGACTTTAAAGAACAATTAGTAGAGTTTGCGAAGAGTTACTTCCCAGACAGCTATAACGACTTTAATGAAACAGCACCTGGAATGATGTTTATAGAAATGGCATCATATGTTGGTGATGTACTCTCTTTTTACCAAGACACACAATTACAAGAAACATTTCTACAACACGCTCAAAACCCTGCTAATCTTTATTCATTAGCATATATGATGGGTTATAATCCTAGAGTTACTTCTGCAGCAACTGCTGATGTGACAGTAGAACAAAGAGTACAGGCACTATCAGGAAGTAGTTTCGTACCAGACTGGGATCAAGCAGTAAAGATACATGAAAATAGTACTATTAAATCAACAGCTGAAGGAAATTCTTCTTTCATAATACAGGATACAGTAGACTTTAAATTTTCTAGTTCTTATGATCCTACAACTATTAAAATAGGAACCGTAGACGATAGTAATAATCCAGCGGAATACTTATTAACCAAGAACGTAACTGCAATGGCAGGAGTAATTAATACTACTACCTCTACTTTTACAACAGCAGAAAAATTTGCAACAGTTAATATATCAGATACTAATATTATAAAAGTACTAGATGTTACAGACAGCGATGGGAATACATGGACAGAAGTTCCTTTTTTAGGACAGGATACTGTCTTTGATGAAGAACAAAATACAGCCGTAGATAATGCTTTAGTGCCTTCATTAATGCAACTTAAGAAGGTACCTAGAAGATTTGTCACCAGGTTTACTTCTAAAGGAGTACTACAGCTACAATTCGGAGCAGGTATTATCGGTTCAGCAGATGAACAATTCTTACCAGATCCACAAAACATAAAAAAGTTCGGAGATAAGCAAGCAGTAGAACAGATCGATAGAGCATTTGATCCTTCTAACTTTCTATTTACTAGAACATATGGTTTAGCACCAAGTAATACAACATTAACTATAAGATACCTTACTGGCGGTGGAGTAGAGTCTAATGCACCTGCCAATTCAATAACTGAAAAAGATGTAGTTACCACCACAGTAACTGATTCAACTTTCCTTGACACATTAACGTTTAATAACGAGAAGCCTGCATCCGGAGGTAAAGATGGAGATACAGTAGAAGAGTTGAGACAAAATTCTCTGAAGTCCTTTAGTGAACAAAAGAGAGCTGTTACTACATCAGATTATACAGTTAGAGCATTATCTCTACCACCACAGTTTGGTTCTGTAGCAAAAGCATTTGTTACTAAAGAGTTTAACCAGAACAACGTTAAATCTCCTTTAGATAGTAATCCATTAGCATTAGCAATGTACATACTTGCGTATGATAATAATGGAAAGTTAATAACAGCATCTAATTCACTTAAGAATAACTTAAGAAAGTATCTTACAGAATATATGATGATAACTGACGCTATAGATATTAAAGATGCTTTTATTATTAACGTACAAGTTAAGTTTGAGGTACTTACTTTACCTAACTATGCATCAAGAGATGTACTTCTTAATTGTACTAATAAACTTAAAGATTACTTTAAAACAAGTAATAGAGATATAAACGGACCTATTAACATTTCAAACATATTTACTTTGCTTGATTCTGTTAAAGGTGTACAGACAGTAAAGTCTGTTAATGTATTTAACAAAGCAGGAGGAGACTATTCAGGCTTTGGATACGATGTAGAAGGAGCAACTAAAGGGGGAGTAGTCTACCCTTCTTATGATCCTTGTATTTTTGAAATAAAATACCCAGATATAGACATATCAGGTAGAGTAACAACAACATAATATGGCATTATTTAGAATATACCCCGAAAAAGATAACCATATTTGGTCTGAACCAAATGTGGCAGGACTGTACGGTAATGCCGGAAAAGATCCAATCTTAGAAATAGGAGGATACCCCGACATTAATCTAACAGGAAGATCGAACAGAACACTAATACAATTTAGACAATCAGATATTACTAGTAGTATTAATGATAAAGTAACAGGTGGATTTAGTGCAAGCTTACACCTATCTCTAGCTAATGCTACAGAAATACCAGAAACGTTTACTATTCACTCTTACCCTTTATCCTCATCATGGACAAACGGGACAGGACAAAGAGTTGATAGCCCACCTAATCTAGGAGGATGTAGCTGGAAATACAAAGATGACGCAACCACTGAATGGACTACACCCGGAGGAGACTATCTTTCTAGTCCAACAACGAGTCAGGTTTTTGACTTAACATCTACTTATGACATTGATATGGATGTTACTGAAGC